TTGTAACGCTAACAAAATCATCTCCACGTTCAATTACTGCGGCAGTATAAGCACCCTTAGTAATAGTTGCAGAAATTTGTACTTGTGTTGCGCCTGAACCGTAAGCCCAATCAAGGACAATCGCAGGTTGTGAGTTATTAAGGAAGTTAAGCAACTGTGAATCGTTTTCCATTACAAACTTAATTGAACCTGTTACTTCTAGTGGTCCAAGAAAGATTTGGTATGGGTTCTGTGTATTAGAAATACCGTAGATTGGCGTTGCCGCACGAGTCATATCAATATTACCTTCCATAGCGGTTGCCACAGAAGCACCAGCAATAGAAACAGTTCCACGCCATACAGGAGTAGGAAGTACTGTTGAGAAGGTAGGTGTTGGGTCAGATACTGTTGTAGAAGCCCAACCTGTTGTCTTTGCGTCATACTCCAACATACCGTCAGCGTTAAACTTCAAAGAGAAATCGCTAAACTGGCAACCTGGGTATGAGCGTACTTCTACCGCATAGAAATCGGTAAGAGTATAAGAAATTGGTTGTACGTCTACATCTGACGTAAGACTATTTTCAAGACTAATAGTATGTGTATAAGGCGCGCTAGCACCTGTTGTTGCTACTGAGCCAAGAAGTCCTGCGATTGAATAACCGATTGTGTCGGCAAATACCGCACCACCGAAATCAAAAGTAGAACGTGTGCGACCCTGAATGTAGTTGTAATTAACTACGTTAGAGCCACGCAAGCCTGTATCGTAAAGTGGGTCTACTAAATCTACTGGCTTTAAATTATCCTTTGCTACAGGGATAAAATCTGTTGGTGCTACTACTGTTCCTTTGGTAACTTCTTTAGCAATACCTAAATAGGAACGTACGGACGCTTGTACGGACATTAATTCACTCTCCTACTGTTGTGTCTGACGCGGCAGACTTAATTGGTTCTGTTGGTTTTGGTGCTGGTGTAGATACTTTCGCGCCAGCAAGAGTTACATCTGCCGCACTAAAGTCATCAGGCGCGTCAAACTCTTCGTTTGGTTTCACTACGATTCCAAGCGAAGGAAACACACGCTCATCTGTTCCTACGTACTTGTATTTCATTTTTTCTCCTTATGCTTGAATCATCTCAGTTACATCAAACTGAAGTTCAGCAAACGTTTCCGTTGCTCCTTCAGCAGAAGTCGAAGGTTCACCATATACGCCGTTAATAACTGGCTCTGCTCCTTGCCACACTAGGATACCTGTTGAGTCTCCAAAGTTATGGTCAGAACGTAGTCGTGTCTTAATTGCGTCTACAAGTGTATCAAAATCTGCCATAGCAGTTTCGGCTAATTGGTGTAACGAGTGGTGAAAGATTTGAAGTATTACAGAGTAATCAACTCTCTTCCAACCACTATGCGCGCCACCAATAGCCAAACGATTTTCTGTTTCTGATTGAATAAAAATTACTACTGCGGCACGGCTCATTTGTCCTGCCTGTGCGTTTACTTGAAAGTCAATACGCTTAGGAAAAGAAACAAAGACTTGATTTAAATCTTGAATAGGCGGATTCGAAATAAACGCATATAACGTATCTCTTACGCCTACGCGCCCTGCCATTAACGAATCCTTCTATAAAGGGTAACCATTTCAATCGCCATAGCGATTTCGTTTCCATAACGTTGCGCACCGTCAGTAACGCTTTGCGCGGTAGTAGTAATACCCATAGTCATTGACCTATCGCCACGAACCTTTGCAAACGCGGTTGTAACTAGAATCGTTGCTTGCTTAATCGCTTGTGGCAAGTTACCAAAAGTAACTCCTGCGGTATGCGTATAAACCAAAGCACTAGCCAAAGGAACGGTTGTAGAACCGTACGTATAGTTAGAAGCAACCGTAATAGTTTCGCTTTTTGCGCCGTCATAAATTCGATATTGACCGCCAGCCTGAATACCTGCCGCATTAGATACGGTCATAGAAGAAGCGAGCGCAACTGCGGTAGCAATAGGATTATTTACGTAACCGCTTGTGTAGTTATATTGACAATAAATCTGATTGTAATTAGAGCCACCACCACCGAAAGAAAGTGGACCACTACTTGACCAAGTTAAAGACATTTGTGATACGGGAATAATTATTTGCTGGTCTTCAAACCACGATAGAGAACAATCAGGAATCGTTATTAGTTCGTTAGGAGTAGGACCATAAGAAAAACTTTGTAACGAAATAAGCGGATTATTATTAGGGTGTAACGCTATAAAGCCTTGTGGTGTAAAGCGCGTACGTTGCGTTTCGGTACGTGTCTGCGCGCTTAAATTTTGGTTTAAATATTCGTCTAAGAAGGAAGAAGCGCGAAGAATTAGCCTTGTTAATTCAGCGTCTTGTGCGTCCTGATTACCGCCTACTACTAAATTGTTATAGTCAATAGAAGTCGGTGCGTTCTTAAATTCTTGTAGGGTTATGTAAGGTTGTTCGAAGAACGGCGTCTGTGTAGTAATACCTGTAGCCATTTAGTCACCGTCTTTCATAATCCGTTCGCTTTCGTGTCCGCACCGCGAACACTTTCTAAAGTAACTACCGAAGCCACATTGAGAACACGGGAAACCTTCTGTGTCCGCTACGCCACCTGCGCTCGCTACTCCTAAACCTTCTGCTTTCATTTGTGCCGCGTGTTTAGGATTATCTACGTTAATTAACCCTGAACGGTCAGCCCTGTAAACCTTTGTACCGCGTTCTGTTTGAATAGATACTTCTCTTAATCCCTGCGGTGGAATCATCTTGCCCATAGTTATTCCTTCCTGCTAGTAGTGGCGCGCCCACTATATGACGCGCCACTCTAACATTAACTATCTACTTATGCGTTTACAATTCCTGATACTGCGCCGTTCCAAGCAGGAGCAGAGCAGAAGAATGTGCCACGGAAGTAAGTTGAGAAGTCGTATGAGAACTGTGTTACTGGCCATTGGATTCCCATATAGTCCTGAACCATATAGTTCGCCCAAACATCTGATACCTCAGTATCAGGAATTGGAAGAGTATATGAAAGAACTGGAGAAACGCCCTGAGGCAACCAAGGGTGAACTGTTAGTGGAACCATCTTGCCTGTAATTTCGTTATACAGACCACCGATTGTTGCTCCACCTACGTAATCGCCTGACTCTGTTTGAGTAAGGTTTAGACGGTAGTTAGCAGTTGAACCGTTCTTGATTGAATCAGAGAGTTGCTTACGGTCTGCACCGTTGATAAGAATCTCGTCTGGGTCAGCCTTAACGTTGTTGTAAAGGTTATAGAACACAGTCTGATATTCAACACCTGGGTTAGAAGTGCTAAATGTTGTGTTGATTGTGTTGTTGAAACCTGAAGAAGAACCAAGAACTGTTGGAAGAATTCCGTCATAACCTGTTGCGTAAGCAGATGTATCTGCGTTAGCGCGTGAAGCCGCAGCACCTGTTGTGGTGAGTGCGAAGTTATTTCCAGTAAGTCCGATAGTTCCTGCGCCTTGAATTACCGCAGAAGTTCCTTGTGCGGTGCCTTGGAAAGTACAGTTAGCAGTACCAGTTGCAGTACCAACGTAAATGTTGTAACCGATTGCGCCTGTAACTGCTGTCCAAGAAATTCCTAGAACGTCACCTGAAGCACACGCGGTTGATTGAACTGTTGAAACGATTGACTCACCAAAACCTGAAGATGAGATACCAGCGTTAGCAGTGATATAAATATAATAGAGTCCTGCTGCTAGTGCAGTTTGACCTGAACTTGCGGCTGGTGATGAAGCAACGATACCTGTTGGTGCGGCAAGCGCGCCTGAGTAACCTGAAGCAGTACCGCGAGCCATCAACATCATACGTTCTTCCATAAGCATTGTTGCGTATAGAGTTGAAGTGAGTTGTAAGGAAGGATTAAATCCTGTGCGGCATAACTAATGATTGGTCCACGCTCGTAGTTAATTGAACCAAAAGTAGCAGTTGAACTCTGCGTAATTCCTGGCCAAGTGTTTCCTACTCCACCTGTTCCTGTACCTGTGTAACCAAGAATTTGCTTCTGACGGTGGCTTGTGCCTACGCCTTTTTTACGAGCAATTTTGTTACGAAGTGGTGTTGGACGTGGTGTAAGCATCTTTGCTGGTGCTTCCAAATCGAAAGCAGCGAAAGATGTTGAGAGTGGAGAAGTTAGAGAAATCTCCTTTTGAACATCCTGCATAGCCATACGTTGTGAAGCAAGTGCGTTATTAAGCGCGCCTAGTGCGTCAGGTGTAAGTGACTTGTTTGCTACTGCCGCTTCTAGCACTGCTACAGGGTCACCTGCGGCTTGTGCGAATGTTGCGCTACCTGACTTGATAGCCATAATTGCGCTTGGGTCAGTAACAGAGTTACCAATAGACTTATTAAGTTCTGAGTTGAATTCTTCGTTGCGTAGTGCCGCTTCTTTAGCGTTACCAGCGTCAGAGCAAAGGTCAGCAGCTTTAACTTGTGAAATCGCCATTTTTATTCCTTTCGTAAAGAGTTGTTATTTGGCTTGAATTGCTTTGGCTTTGGCTTCAAAATCTTGAGCCAATTCCTTATAGCCACGGGCAAGTTCTTTGTCCGTAGCAGACGCGGACTTTGCGCGATAATCTGCGGCAATCGAAAGGAAGTGAGAAATTTCTTCTACTGCCTTTTCTTTAATCGCAAACCGCTTCGGTCCACTACCTACTGCTTTTGTTTTCGCCGTTGCTAGGTCATCTTGTAACTTACTAATCTCTTCTTTATAAGAGTTAATCTCTTTAGTTACTGAATCAGTAGCACTCTTTACGGCTTTAGCAATAATGTCGTTAATGACTTCATCACTTAGAGCAGACTTCTCCGAATCTTCTTCGGAATCTTCAAATACGTCTTCATCTGTAACACTTGGAAGACGTTCGATTGTTGTTTCTGGAATAATAGTTTCTGTTGATTTAGCAGTTTCGTTAGGGCTAACCATAACCGCAGTTGAAACGTTATCGCCGTTTGGAAGTTGTGTAGCACCGTGTGAGTTCGCAGGTTGGTTACAACCGCACTCTAGGCACTTAGTAACTTCGCCTGACTTATCAAGTGGCTTCTTACCTTCGGCTTCTTCTACTTCTTCTTCAGCAGTTTCAGCACCGACATTTGAACCTTCTTCGGTTTCTTCTTCGGCAGATTCGCCAACGTCACCTTCGGCTTTATCTTCAATATAGCCAAGTTCCTTACACATCATTGTAAGGTCAGACATTTCTTTTGTGAGTTCCTGAAGACGCTTTAATGCTTCTTCTTTTGACGGCTTTGAATCTGCCGCTTTTTCTTCAACTGCTTCTACCGCTTCTACAACTTCTTCAGTTACGGTTTCCGCAGGAGTTTCTACAACTTCTTCAGTTGCTTCTACGAGTTCTTCCACTTTTACAATCTCCGTTCCTACGGACTTAGCCATAATTAGTTTTGCGTTAGGGTTTGCTGGTCGGTCTACTAAAGATACTTCTACAATTTGACCGTCAATAATTCGTCCATTTGCCGCTTTGTTATCACGGACTACACGCGGTGAACGAATACCAATAGAGAATCCCTTGAATACGCCTGTCTCTGTTTTCTTAACACTAACAGGGTCTACTACGTGAACGTTAATATAAAAGCCGTCTGCCTTAGCGTCTAGTTCTTTTGCTACACCTGCGGCAATATTTGAATGTTGTTCACGAACGTTTCCGCCTGTCTTAAACCACTCAGGCATAGCGGTAGCAAGCCAACCAGCGTCACAAATCTGCTCGTCAATATCAAGAGAATCGTCTGTTGCTTTGCCGTACACCATTAGTGTTCCGTCTTCAAGTTTCTCTTGCTTAATAATTTTAGCAAACGCACTTGTTGTATCAAGGTTCATAGATTTATCCTTTTTCTTTTCTCTCTCAGAAATACTGTCAGCCCAAGTTTTTCCAGCGTCACCGCCCCATAGTAACCAAGCAATATAGCCAGCAGAAGGGTTTGAAGTATTTCCCCAATCTTCGCCTTTTTTATCAACTTCGTGACGTGCAAAATAAGATACCATACGGCGAATAGTTTCTAACGGAATGCTTTGACCATTAGACAAACTTCTTGCGCGCGCAACTCCTACTTCCGTTCCACCACGATTAAACTCACGGCGCAATTCCAAGCCACGTCTTGCGTTACTTTGAACGCCTTGTGGTGGTACAAATCCGTCAGCCATTAGTTTTCCTTACCCTGCGTAAGTAATTACAATCGCACCTGCCGCAGAACCTGCCGCAGAAATCGCATATACAACATCTCCACTATTAACATAAAAAACTTGATTTGCGTTTGCGGCTATTGTTCTACCAATAGTTGCGCCTGAAGTAGCGATTGTTTCGTCACCAACAAAGATTGCCGCTGAATGACCGTTATGAATGTTAATAGGAGTTTGACGTGGAAGACCAGTTGGCACGGTAAAGATAGCCGTAGGTGTAGTAAAAGTAGTTGCGTTAATATGTCTAAAAGTCATTGTTAATCCTCTTCTCCAAGAATAAATGATAGTGCGTCTTCACCGATATTGCGAGTATCTACTACGTATGGCGCAATATCGCATACACAGTTTGGGTGAGCAGGTGGTTCCGTATCTCCACTTGGAAACGTTTCGTCAATACGGATAGGTGAAACGTCTGCGTTCTCTTGACATAAATCGCAAGGGTCAGCAACAAGCCACTCTACCAGTTCAACGCCACTTTCTTGGTATAACTCACGTGACGCCACGGCAACTGCTCTACTCATTTCTGTTTGCGCAATTCCAAGTGCGCGCTCGCTATCGCCAAGTAAATCTTCTACTTCACTCTGTACGCTTTTAGGAGTTTGACCCTTTGCGAGCGCACGTGAAAGAAGAGTTCCAAGACGGTCAAGTGTTGTTCTATCTACGCCTTGAATCGTTACGTTACGTCTATCAAGTAAGTCAGATAGACCGCGTGGCGGACGTAGTAAAAGTGCCGCAGGTTTATTTCCTGCGCGCCACGTATCCCAATTTATAACGCTTACCGCATTACGTAATTGTTGTAACGTACTAGGTGCTTTATTTATTTTGGCTTTTGCGATTCCGCTTAACGCCATATCCTGACCTAATACATAAGACTCTACGTAAAGAGTTCGTAACGCTTCATTTAAAGGTTGGCTATTAACTCTTACGTGTACCTTCGACCACTCACGTAATTCTTCGGGCTTAATTTCCGTACGTCCTTCGTACTGCGCAAAGAAAGCGGCAACTACGGTTTCAGGGTTTAACGATTCTTTTAAAGCGTCACGAATTAACTTTGCCCGTCTTGCGGCAAGGCGTTTCTTTGCTAGGTTCTTTTGCTTCCACGCTCTATTCATAGCGTCCTACGCTAAATAACGTTCGGCATACCACCGTGCTGAGTCATAGTCTTTTGTTACTACGAACTTATTTAAAACGTCCGCGTATACAACTGGTACTTCTCTAAAGTTAAACGGACGTGTAGGTGATTTCTTTAGAAAGCGTAAGAATTGTTTTAATTCGTCTACCGCTTTATTAGCAGAATCGGCTTCTATAGACGCGCTTAACTCTTCTATTGCGCTATTAGCCGCACTTAATGCGGTTTCTTCGGGCTTCTCCGAACCTTGTAATTGCTGAATAGCGTCCTGCGCTTGCGTCAAAGCGTTCTCGTGCGGTGCGCCTTCAGTACCGTTCATAAGTTCGCCTTGTGTATCTATGCCACCCATAGCGGAATCAAAAGGAACTATTCCTGCTTCTGTAATGAAATATGCGCCTGTTCCAGCCACGATAATAGGCATATCAGCCTCAGGAGATTCAATTAAAGGAAGTCCTGAACGTGAACGGGCTTCGTTAATAGTTAGTCCGCCTGATTTAATTTCAATATCACGGGTGCGCGCAACGCTCTCTAAGTCTTGACGTCCTGATTCCATAAACTTAAATTCAAGTTCGCGTGGCATACCAAGATATGTATATGAAAGGTTTGAAATCATTTTACCAATCCAAGTAGCCAAAGGAATTGCGCCAATAACTTCTGACGATTCGGCTTGACCCATTTGGAATCCTGAGCCACCTAGTCCGCCTTTAGGACTAAATCCGATTTCACTAGGCATAACTCCGAAGTGACCGCAAATAGAATTCACAAGATATTCGTCAAGAGTATCTTTAAATTTTTCGCCGTATCCGTCATACTGAACCGCTTTAAGTCCTGCTGGTAGAAGACGTACACGCTTACGTTGTTCGGTCTGTCCTGCTAAATCGTTATTAAATATATTTTCATAGGCACGAAGTAGTTCAGGGTTATTACCAAAGTTAGCGTCAGTTTCCATAAGTAACTCAGGTGTAACGCCGTCTGTATATTCGGCACGAATCCATTGTTGTCTACGTAAATAAATATCAGCGAGCGCAAGTGCGCGCTCTGTAGGAGAGTAGCCATATACCGTCATTGTTCGGCGGTTACGAATCATATAAGAGAGTTCG